AAAGACGCTGGTTGTCGTCATGTGTTCGTCAAGTTGATACGCCATTTATTGACCACCCTTTGTTACTACAATCCATACAAGCAAAGCAACAGCGCCAATGCCTGTTACCCCTAGCAGAAACACTGAAATAACCGTCAGCACGCCTTTAATGGCTAGTTATGCTTACACGCTAACTTATTTCTACTTAGACGCCTACCGAGCCAGCCATATCTCCCTGCGTCATGACCCATTCGTAACATTTAGAAAGAAAGTCATTGCCTGTCTGGGCTTCAACTTCTGCTATTTGGCAGTGGTAGCGGCGAAACTCAATGTCACGAGTGTCTTCATCAGTTGGTGCAGTTGCATAACCAGCTACATCAATCATAACCGTGTGTCGGCTGTCTGCATCACGAGTACGGGATATTGATGCTGTAACAATGCGGAAGTAAGCGCCTGTGAATGGCACGCCATACTGTGAGTTAGATAAGTCTTTTTGAATAGCCATTTTGGGTTCCTTTAGTACTTCACTTCTGACGTGTTGATTGTTGCCACAAACCGGATGTTTGTAGCCGCTGCACCAGTGGCTTCGATCTTGAGGCCACCGTTGGTTGTGTCTGCACTGAGGGCCATGCCCCAAGCAGGTGTATTGTCCAAGACAGTCGTGGTACTGCTGACCAACACTGTCGTTCCAGCAGAGCCTTCCCTGCGAATCAAGCCCTCGATTTTCCATGCTGCCGATGCTGTGCCTTGTGAGGCTTGCTGACGAGCTACTATAGTGCCGTGGAAGGCGTAAGCCGAGTTGTTTGGCAGGATGACTTGGTTGGTGGTGCCTGCGGTGGAGTTGTTCGTAGTAAGGGCTTCAGCAGTTGCGTCTGTAGTGTCGGAACGAAAGACAAAATAGCCGCCCTGTTGATTTGATGTGCCATTTGCAAAAGCAAACTTGCCGACAATATCAGACTTAGCACCATTACCTATTGCAACACTGTTGCTGGCGCTTGCAGCACTAAAAGGACCAAGAGCCCAAGCGTATGTAGTTGATGCCACAGCGAAGTTGCCAACCGCAAAACTCTGTGTGCCAGATGCTGTTGCCCCAGAGAAGCCACCTATTGCGGTCGCATAGGGGCCAGAAGCGATTGCCTTATAGCCAAGTGCTTGAGCGCCTGTTGCACTCGCCTTGGCTTGATACCCAATCGCCACCGAGTTAGCCCCACTAGCCCCATAGGTTGCTGTGTTGTTGGCTATGGCCACTGCAAAGCTGTCTGTGCCAGAGGCGTAGGAACCACCAAGCGCCATAGCGCCTGCGCCCCCGCCTGCTGGACAAATCGATGGTTGACTTGAGGAATTGCTGCCTATCGCAGTGGTGTTTGGTTGCAGTGCCTGTGCGCCAGCGCCGCCAATCGCAGTTGCCCTCTCCACTGCATCTGTGTTCGAACCAATCGCTATACCACTCGTACCTGTTGCCGTTGCGTTGATTCCAATTGCTAACGATGCAAATCCACTGGCTACAGCGCTTCTCGTGATAGCAATTGCGTCCGTATTTGTAGCTTGAGCATTACTCCCAATAGCCACCGCATTAGTACCAGTAGCAGAGGGTGCAGTCGGAGTTACAGGGTTTTCAGCATACAACTCAAGGGCTGTACCACTTGAAATTACAACGTTACCAGAGCCTAAAAGTGTGCCACCGTTTATGGTCTTGATGTTTGTGCCGCTGACTAAGGTTTCTTGGCGAGCATTGGCTTTGTTTGTAGCGTCAGTAGCTGCTGCGTTTTGCACTGCTGTGTCTGCGTTTGCTTGCGCAGTAGAAACGGGCTTGTTAGCATCAGAAGTGTTGTCAACGTTGCCAAGGCCAAGGCTTGCTGCCGTTTGGTCGCCTGTGTTTGTGCCAGCCACATTTGCGTCCGCTTCAACAGTCAAAGTTTTAGGCGTTGCGCCAAGAGTGGCTGTAAATCCCACTAACTGCGAAGTTAGTCCAACCCCAGTAGCACCTGTAGCACCTGTATCACCTTGAGGCCCAGCAACAGTTGAGTCTGCCCCCGTTGCACCAGTTAAGCCTTGAATACCTTGAATACCTTGGGCACCAGCCTCACCTGTCTCACCCTGAATACCTTGGGCTCCTGTTAAACCTTGGATGCCCTGAGCACCAGCCTCACCCGTCTCACCTTGAATACCTTGGATGCCCTGAGCACCTGTAGCCCCTTGGGTTCCTGCATCACCTTGGACGCCCTGAATGCCTGTTAAACCTTGGATGCCCTGAGCACCAGCCTCACCTTGGACACCTTGGGCGCCAGTCAATCCTGTCTCACCTTGGATGCCTTGGGCTCCTGCAACCCCCTGGGCTCCTGTATCACCTGTCAATCCTGTATCACCTTGGATGCCTTGGGCGCCGGTTAAACCCGTCTCACCTTGGATGCCAGTCTCACCCTGAATACCTTGGATGCCTTGGGTTCCTGCATCACCTTGGGCTCCTGCATCACCTTGGGTTCCTGTATCACCTTGGATGCCTTGGGCGCCGGTTAAACCCTGAATACCTTGGGCACCTTGCTGCCCAGTAACTCCAGCGGTTAAAATTTCAACGAATTGGTTTTCAACCGTCTCAATAATTGTCACTTGGTCTGTCATCTTGTAACCTCTTTACTTATTGTGATTGAGCCTTGGGCCAACCTGGTAACAGTGCCGCTGGCGTCTTCTAGCTCAAGGTCGTAAACGCCTGAAAGCCAATCAAGTGCCGATGTTTCATGAGAGGTTAAGCTCAAAGTAATTTTTCCATTTACAGCGTCGATAACGATAGCACCGTTTGAGGTGTTCGCTTCAAGATATATGGTCGCGCTTCCAGTAGTTGGCCTACTCTGAAGCCTTGCGCTATAGCCAGTCAAGTTTATCACCGCTCCTGAGCTGTCTTTCCAGACAAAAACTTTGGCTAATGTTGCGCCTTGCTCAATAGTGAAGTTGTGTGTTACAGCCGTCATTTTTGCACCTAATAAATTTACACGTCGTTAAAAAGTTCCACGCTTTACAATAATCCAAATTATGCCAACTACAGCAATAAACCCTGTTAAAACTGATATGCCAATCAGTAAGCCATTTACCCACGACCAGACCAACTGCCTGCGCTTGTAGATAGCTAAGGCTTTGTTGCGAACCTCTTGCTCACGCTCACGTTTTTTTAAAGACTGATATTGCAAAAAATCATCGTATAGTCCTGGGCGTCCTGTGTAGATAAGCATCTCTTTTAACTCAGCTTCAGCTTCACGCAAGGATTCCATTGCCCAAAAAGCATCTGAGTCACTGCCCTTGGTTGATGCCTTTTTTGCAATCTCAGCCTTGAGGCCAAAATACTCCCCCAGCTTTGATGCGCAATCGGCTAGTTCAGAACCATTTTTTAGCGCTGTTTTTACCGCCGCAAAGCATGCATTAGCAACCGCTAATTCAGCCAGCATTACCTGAAGTGACCTAAAGCCCAGGCAAGGGCGCCACCCAACATGCTCGCGATTGTCATGCCCATCCAAAACCCACCGCGCCCTTTGTTCGCCAATGCGAGTAGCTCTTTAATGTCTGTATCCATCGACTCGACTTTAGTTGTTAAGTTTTCAACTTGAGCAATCAAACGGCCGTATTGAATCGGGTCTATGTTTTCCATCAAATATGGTCTCCGCTGGGGTCGTAAGGGTCTAACAAAGGTTCAAACCACACCGCTACAGCTTTGCGCCAGCCAGTGCTAGATAGTTCATTTTATTATCCGGCAACAGCTTGTAGCTGGGTTAAATCTTCCGTTGTCCAGTAATCCTTGGCCAGCATGCCGACCAGATGCTTTTGATTGCGTGCCAAGCGGTCTGTTTCTTCGGCATTCAAAGCAGGTTTTGCTTTCAGCGCGTTAATCAGGTTTACACTGTCCATAGCTGCGGAGTAGTGCTTTGCAATTTGCTCAGGGTTAGTCTCAATAATCATGGTTTTCTTTCAAGCTCCGTCATGCGGGTTGTGAGTGATTCGATCAGGGCTTGTTGCTCTTGAATAGCTTTGACAAGCACTGGGATTAAAGCGGTATCAATCATGCGCAGTTTGTCTGCATCTTCGTTGTCCACGATGACAGGGTTAGCACCTTCTAGCTCTAGCACGTCTTGGGCTTTGAAGCCGTAACGCACACCACCGTTGGTTTCTTCAGAGTCCCTTGCAGTGCGGAACTGATACGCCGTAGGTTGCAGTGCTTTAACAAACTCAAGGCCATGCGGTACAGGCGCAAAGTTGGTTTTGTCACGCGCATCCGACACCACCGTCCATGCGACTTGAATGTAGGCATTGGTGACACCCGTCGAACCCATGCAAAAACGGCTATTTTCGGTCGTTGGGTTGAAGACTGGTGTGTAATTGCCTCCTCCATTAAGCGGATTGATTGCCGTGTTTCCGCTGCCCGTGGTGTTGCCGAAGAGTGCGTTCTGCCCGCTGGCTGTGTTTCCGCTGCCCGTGGTATTGTTCTGGAGTGCGTTCTGCCCGTTGGCTGTGTTTCCGCTGCCCGTGGTGTTGAAGACGAGTGCCTGCACCCCGCTGGCTGTGTTTCCGCCGCCCAAGGTGTTGCTGTTGAGTGCGTTCCGCCCGCTGGCTGTGTTGTTGGCGCCCGTGGTATTGTTCTTGAGTGCGTTCTGCCCGCTGGCTGTGTTTCCGCTGCCCGTGGTGTTGGAGTTCAGAGCATCGGAACCCACTGCGGTATTCGAGGCTACGGCCCCAGCACCTTTGCCTACTGTTACACCTGACAGGGTTGCGTCGGTTGTGGAGGAGATATCTCCGGTTACTGCTAGTGCCCCTGAGTTCACAGCAGCCAGCGTAGAGGTTCCTGATGCCGACAGCGTGGTAAATGCACCCGCAGACCCACCAGTAAGAGTAAAGGTATCGGCTGCTTGGTCAAGGCTGCCAACGGTTATCCACGCGTCATTGTCGGCGTTGCGTTGTTTAAGCAGGTTTGGTGTCGCAGATGTATCAACCCACCATTGATGGGCGAACATAGTGCTAGGCCCTGTCGCGCCCGCGTTGTTGCTTGCCAATGCTGGCAGAGCGTTGTTTAAATCTTCACGAAAAGCAGGGAAACCCTGGTTTGCAATGTTCATATCGTGCTGTGACATTAGCTTAATTCCACTCCGTAGCCTTTGGCTACATAATCAAAACTGCGGCTGACAGCCGTACCAGATGAATTTTTAAAGGTTATTGTAAACCCCGTGCGAGACTTTGAGGTGATTTCGTAGTAGTCGCCTGTCTGCATATCCTGCGCTCCAATGCCGATTGCAGGCGTTTCCCTAAAGCCTTGTGCAAACGTTACAACCTTTGCGCCAGCACCAGAAACAACATCATTTCCAGATACAGTGCGGTCTGGCATGTCAACGCTAACGCTTAACTGCGTTACTTTGGGTGTGGCTTGTTGGTCTGTCGTGCTTAACTTAGCTCTAAACTGAATGGCGCGCGCCCTTATGTCAGCAACTGCGAACGATTGCCAGGCCGACCATGTAGGCGTGCCGCTTGGGTTGTCCTGAGTATGCCTTGCCTCTATTTGTACGTCTGTATCGTCAAAAGCGTTTACATCGCCTTCAAAGGCGCCTTGCCGGTTATCGAACAAACCTTCGGCTGAGTCAAAAAATCCAACGTAATCTAAGCGTGTGTGTTCAACGTAAGCTGTGCAACGTGATATGTAAATTGCGCCCAAGTCAACGGCAGTTGCAAAGTAGTAGTATCCAAACTCCTCTACGTTACCAGAGCCGCCATCAAATAAACTCGTGTTCAGAATTAATGCATCGTCGTTGTCTAACTCTACTGTATCGTCAAACGTGCCGTTAAAACCTGGCGCTTCGTTTATGGTCTGCACAAAGTTAAGAGACTCAACCGCTGCAATGTTGGTGCTTAATACAATTGCCGTTGGGTTGATTGATGCCAGCCCTAATTTATCCACAGCCTTTACAAAATACGTTCCACTACGAGCCGGTACAAATACAGAAGTTGCTGGGCGAGATACTTTAGGGACAAGAGACACCGAGTTTTCGTTGCTACCACCACTGTCTGGTGATGCGTAGCGAACTCGGTAGTACGACAAGTCAAGGTCTGGAACAGCGCTCCAAGTCAGCAAATATTGATTGCCGATTAGGTTGCCAGTGAGGTTGGTAACGTTTTCAGGAGGCGCAGTCTTGCCGATAACCTCGTGGTCATCAATAGTCCAATCAGAGCGAACGCCAAAAACGTTGATTGCCCTGGCTCTTACGTTGTAAATAGCCCCATCAATAACGTTTGCAAGCTGGAATATATTTCCAGAGGCTTGGCCTAAGTTTAGCCAATCGTCAGATGTAGACGGTTTTGCCTGAACATCAAATCTGTCTTGGAATACGTCGCTACCTGTTACTGTAACAACTAGCTGTGTAATGATAGTTTCGGCGCTAATAGCTAAAGTGTCTGTAATGCTTATACCGACTGGTTCAGACACAAAGCCACTTGGCAGGTTTGTGTTTGGTGCTGGGTCGTATGTCTGTTCTTCGCTGGTAGACCAATCGTACACATCAGTAGAGACTTCGC